GCACTTACGTTAAGTATACCACCAAAAAATCCATTACCAACATATGAAAAACCAGAAACCATCTTATCATTAGCTGACGTAGTATTACCTATGTTTACCGTAGATGATACTTGTACGTTATCAGTCAAATTCCATGAAGATGAACTTACAGGTCCTCTCAATATAACTGGGAAGTTACCAATGTTTCTATTCATATTAACAGTAAACTGCATTGATGAACTTACTTGTGGTATTGCATTTGAAGTATATATGTTATTTGACCCACCAATTAATCTCTTAAATCCGGCAGTTGGTGCTGTTGGATTTGTAAATATATTCCCACTTCCACTTATAATAGTGTCAGCTGTATTATTATTATCTTTGAATATTAAGTTTACAAAAGTACCAGCAGATGATGTCAAATGTGTAGATGCAGATGTGAATGTCTTTGCAACTAACATTAAACTACCAGATACATCCGATAAAGTCACAGAGTTTCCTGCTGCATCAATAAGGGTTTGGTCACCTGTAAATACATTCGAACCGGTTGTTGCGAAACTACCTGTGTTTATTACACTTCCAAATGATGACGTAGCTACTAAACTAGTTTTACCTAAATTATTACCTACCCATGCATATCCTGTTTGTAAATTTGGTAATTCTGCTTCTAATTGATTTATTACAACACCTTGTCCACCTACACCTTCTTTTGTTACTACTCCTAATTTTTGAACTACTGATGCACTACCTGATGGACGAGATGAACTCCAACCACCACCTTCTGCTACATATATTTCAGTTCCTGCAGGATATCCAGATGTATTAACACCTTCAATCAAACCACTTACTAATGCTATACCAGTTGCTGCAATTGCAAGGTCTTCACCTAATATATACATTGCTGGCATCTTTGTTGTATCTGATGCGTCTGCAATATATGCATTTCCATTATCACCAGTGCTACCTGAAATATAAACAGGTGTTCCTTTGTCTAATGCAACACCACTCATATTACGAACTGTTTCAAATATTGCATCTACATATTGTAAAGATAGATTACCTGCTCCGTCTGTTTGTATAAATGATTTAGCACCATTGTCAGCAGTAGGATAATTTAATCCACTTGCAGTTAATTCGTTTACTATTCTTGTAGAACCGTAAAGAGTTTGTATGTCATCCGCAGCATCACCGAATTGATTTGAACCACTACTATAAATTACAGAAGATGTTTCATAAGTTGTTTGAACATATGTAAACGATGCAGATACTGCCGTTATGTTTGTGAATGTTTGATTTGCTGTAAAGTTATTGTCAACATTCGTTCTTGCAAATGAAGCAGTTTCACTTTCAGTAATCCAACTACCAGATTGTCCACCTATGTTTGTTAATTGTTGTTGTAAAGATGCAGTTACACTTGCTAATGTAGAATTCTTTGTATCTTGTGAAGCAGTGAATTGATTTAATGATGTCAATGGAGTTGTTATGTAACTACCAGTTGCTGCAATTAAATTATTAATTTGTGATTGTTGAGATGCACTTGATGCATTCAACGATGCAGTTACATTTGCAAGAGTACTATTCTTTGTATCTTGTGAAGCAGTGAATGCATTCAATGCAGTAATGTCAGTTGTTGCTCCACCACTACCTGTGTTAACAGTTATGGCAAATGTTGTATTATTACCTTTTGTAAAAGTAATTGTATTTAAATTTACACTTGCAGTTACTAAAAACGAACCACTCTCACTCTCTGTAATCCAACTACCACTTTGTGCAGTTATATTATCCCATTTCGTATCGTTAGATGCAGTATATGAATTGAATGAAGCAGAATTTAATTTAGTTCCATCTTGCTCAATGTTAATAGAAGCAATTGCTCCGTTTACATTTGGTACAATACTTGCTGATACTAATCCGTAGAAATGTAATCTTGTCGAAGTTCCTTGCACAACACCATTATCTGCAATCTGATTTACTGATGAAGTGAATAATTCTAAATTTTGTGTTTCACTTTCTAATGCATCTAATCTTGCATCAGCAGATTGTGTAAATACATTAACACCTGAATTGATTACCAATTGAGATGCAGTAAATTGATTTAAAGCAGTAAATGATGGTTGTTGAGAAGAAGTGAATGTGTTTAAAGCATTAATACTTCTATTCCAACTTGCACTATCTACATTGTACCCAATCTCATCAACCAAAGAGTCAATCATATCAACATTAAATGCTCTTAAATCGGATGGAGTAATTGCACCCGCGTTATTGTTTGGGAATGAAGTATTGTTGGAAACCTGTAATGCTTGTTTGGTTATTTCAGCCATGTTATTTAATTATTTTATTAGTCTAATATTATGTCGAAACCATCACTATAACCATCCGAAAAAGCACCACCACCAGTTCTATTAGGAGATTGTGTTTGCCCTATTCCTTGATTCATAAGAAATCCATTACAACATTTTACATCGTAAGTATTACTATTCAAACAAAGACATCCTTGTCTACTATTTTTAGGTGATGACAATCCTTTGGTTGGCCCAATATAAATGCCGCTATTATTCTCTCTATTGACAGAATACCTCAAATTTCCATTTCTACTATTGCTCCATTTTCCAGACATTGGTATCGTTTAATATAATAACAATGAATTAAGAATAAATCGTTATGACCCTTGCTGTTTTTTAAGTGCCTCTCTATGTAATAAGTTTTTAAGAGTAGTTTCGTCTGATTTGTATGCAAGATATAATAGACACTTCTCTAATGCCTGCTCCGTTACCCAATCTATCCTACCATATTGTCCGTCTGCAAGTTCAATAAGTGTTTGGTAATTTCCCCACTTTTTTCCAAAATTGATTTGATGTTGGGTGGCATCCCCTCCACCTTCAAATACTTCAGGGTAGCGCTCAACAAGTCCGTTAACGTATTGACAAAAAAAAACAGAGTACCGAATTGTATATCCATTGGAACTTGTAAAAATAACTTATCATCTATCTCACCTTTGTATGCTTCAATAGAATACATATCTCCTTTCTTATCTGTAATAGGTCTATATAGGATTGACATTATCTTTGGCCAGTTATCATCAATAGTTAATTGTCCAAACTTACTGATATCAACATATGCACCATAAGACATTTGTGATAGGTTAGGTTCAAATCCATATTCCTTGCCGTCTATCTTAATTATTTTTTGCAAGGGATATTCAGTATTAGTAATGAATCCTTCCAATGTCATACGCACTGTATTATAATCTTCTATTGAAAGAGATTTAATATACTCTGCATCTAATCCACATAAGTGAGATAACATCAAAGCAGTTTGTGCTTCTTCATCATCACCATAGTTCTTCATGTCCTTTTGTAGTGTTAGATACTTCTTTAATGTTACACCACTCCAATCAGTTGGGATAGTTAGTGTTATTTCCTTGACCATATAATAATTTTATTATGTTACTTAATTTTTTGTTCTTTGCTTCTTCGTTTTCTAATTTTGCATTCATCATTATCAATTGTGCAGACTTATCATCTACTTCTTGCTGTAATGACTTTGCGTATAGTATCAACTCTTTTATTTCATCTTCATTCCATGTCTGCATACTAATATCTTAAATTTCCTATTGTGATTGCATATGTACCTTTTGCTTGTGCTTTCTGTGATAGAGACATCATACATCCGTATCTTGCTGCGTCGATGGCATGGTCTAATCCACCTTCTGGTCTATCCGTCACATATCCATGCTTATCCGTTTCGTATTGGTAAGCATACATCTCATTGATTAGATTTTGGCTAGTCTTTAAAACCTTTATCTTATAGTTCTTCATTACCTGAATACCAAAGTTAATACTATCTTTACCTTTAACTACTGGCTTTGTATTGAATCCACTTCTATATAATTCCTCAATCAGTCTTGGTTCACTACTATCACACCATATAGTTTGCATCTTATCTATTTCTAATTCTCTTAATCTGTTTATGATGTCATTCGTAACCATACCTTTTTCATAAATGAGTTCCTCCAAAAAGAGCGTATCACTATTTTTGTATATTGCCACAAGAGCACAGGGGTCATTAGAATAACCAGCATCAAACCCAAAGCAGACAAAATCAGCTTCAATAGTATCACACAACTGGAATTCAAATATTGCTTTATCGTTTGCAGAATATTCACCTTGTCCATATATCTTCCAATATTTAGGGTTTGTTAATTGTAAATCTTCAATTGCCTTAATCATTTCCTTTGGCAGATAAGGGTTATCTCTATATGTTGTTACAAACCTTTCGCAGTCTCCCATCTTTCTTAACCAATGGAAAGGACTTATTGTTGGGTTGTATGCCATTATGATTTTGCCTGATGTACGAATACTTAACTGAAAATAACTTTCTTCATCTATCTCCGAAGCCTCATCCAAAAAAAGTATATCGGATTTAACTCCACGTAATTTAGATGCATCATCAGTTGAAATAAATTGTATCGTACTATCTTGCAACCTGTATACTCTATCTGTTACATTCCAATCATCCTCTCTAAATAATTGAAGTGATTTTAATATATCTAAAAAGTCTTTTATGATTGTTCTTTTCAAACTAGGTATAGTCTTTCTTACAATCGTTATAGTCTGCGGATGTTCTATCGCTTGTACTATGCAGTATTGTAGTATAGCAAATGATTTACCAGAACGAGTACCACCTATGTGATGTGTTGTTCTAGCAATACTATTTAAGATATTATCAAATGTAATCGTTGTATCAATCGTTACTTCCAATTTCTTTTCTGTTTATGTTAATACTAATCTGCTGTATTCTATGGTCTATCTCACCTTTCATTTCAGTTCTACTTAATTTAGGTAAAGCATATTCCATTAGTTTTAAAGCCAGGTCCATTGCCTTTTCAGGGTCTCTCTTCTTTATCTCTTCTAAATCTTCCTGTATTGTATTCAATGTATTGTTTACTGCACGTGCAATAGTTAACTTCATAGCTTCTGTACTTCTATTTAATGCACCCGTTGGTCTTCCCTTTTTATTTATCCTCGTATCTCCTTTGACAAATGCCATAGTATTTAATTGTATTTAACTATTATAATAACACCCTTCTGCGATGTTTGTAGTTAAAGGGATACATTTGTACTCCATAACAACAATAATCCAATGGCGATTAGATATGCAAGAATGAGAGTATATGTTTCATCTATGCTATCAATAAATTTTCTTATTCGACTTATTAATCCCAACCCTTTTTTATTTTCTTTCATTGTATATTCTTTCTATGTGATATCCGTGTAATAATTGTCCATCCTTTGTGTATATCATAAACATATGGTAATCCATCTGGTCATCCGAAACCATTACCATGTCTATATACTTGCAATAAGACCAATCAAAGAATAATTCTAATTGTTTTGTTATGATTGGTTCTTTATTCTTCATACCATCCTCTTGTGTCAGGCAAATCCTTATTAATCATATTCATGCTTTTTACAATTAGATTATTTTGTTTTTTACTTTCTACATCTCTTCTATCTAATATCCAATGCATTATACCGTTATCTTGTATCTCTTTCAATTGCTTATCATAATGTGCAACAATAACTGATTTATCTCCTGTCTTATTGTATTCTTTCCATGCATTACTTAAAGCAGTTCTTATTTTACAAAATCTATTACCTGCTTCATTTGTATAATTGTCGAAAGGGTAACGGTCTTTCTTTGGATATTTAGCTCTCTTCTTTGTTTCAATTATCTTTTGTGCTGCGTTAACACACTTTGTACATTTCCATATTGGTTTCTTTGCATGAAATGTTTCACCACACCATTTACATTCTCTTGTTTCACCATTTTTTCTGTCAAACTTTCTACTCCATAATCCTGCCATAACTTATTGTTTATCTGTAAATGGATTCTCTAATGTGTTTTCTAAATACTTTCTTATTTTTTTAACTGATATAAAGGTTGTCGATTTTGATATACCTATCTTTTTACTTACTTCTTCTAGTGTGTCCGATGACATCCAATACAATTCAAAGATACGAGCTTGTGGCCACATCCTTGTTACTTTTAGTTTACTTAACTCTTGCATCACTTCTTCGTGTGCAGTTTGTAATCTTAAATCCCATTCTTCATTGTAAGGTATATCTTCTTCTTCGTCTGGCATTTCTTCTATTAAGATAGTCTTATTTAGTTTCTTTACCTTATTCATAAACCTACTATGTAAAAATTTGTTGGCATAAAAAAGATTATATGATTGACCCCACCATATCTTTGGATTGCATTTTAAATGTAGATACTCATAAAGTTCAGATACTAAATCTTCAGCTTCTTCCTGATTCTTTGTAATCTTCTTTGCTTCGTTTACTAACCATCCATTACTTTCGTTATATAGATTTGTTAATCTTT